TCTCCGTCCCATCGGAAATCAGGGAAGAACAACGCCAGGGAGGTCCCCGCACAGTTCGCCCGATCCTGCCACGTCGGTTCGGTCATCATTGTCTCCTTGCAGCCACAGGGCGAGCCTGGTGCGTTGGGTAGGGGTGAGATCGTCCGAAGCGTACCTCAACAACTCCCGGACCAGCAAGGATGCTGGCATCTTGGCCTTGCTCCAGCCAGTGGCTCCAGGAGGGGGGCCGGGGTTCCTGCCCCGATGCTTGCGTGGCGGTGGTGCCGGTTCGCGCCGGACCAGCGCCAGTGCTGCTCGGTTTGTCATCTGCGGGGTGACCTCCCCTGACTCGATGCCCTGCTCCACGAGTTCCAGCGGTGCCTTCGCCAGCGTGAACATGGCGAGCCACGGGGCGGGCAGCATCTCCCGTCGCTCTGGCGGCAACGTGCGGAACGCTCGGCTGACGGCCATGAGGTTGCGTGCCTTGGTCATCGAGAACGGGAGTTCTTCTTCCACCCACTGCGTGAACTTGCCGGGGTGCGCGTAGCGGGCACGGATCAAGATGTCCCCGACCTCTATGGCCGTCCTGTTCAGCACGGACGCGATCTCATCGCGCAGCACGTCCAGGTCTGGTTCGGGGTCTAGGTGCTCGGGCAGGTCAGACACGCCCACTACCCTATGCGTGTGGCAGACGAGGATGACGACCTGATCGTTGAGGGGTATCGGTTCTGTCGATGCGGGGAGTGGCTGCCGGCGTACCAGGCGATCTGCGCCAAGTGCTCCGCGGACATCACCTCCCGCGCCGACGAGGCCATCGTGGTCGAGGTCGACGGATACCCGATCCAACTCAAGGACAAGGGTCGCAAGAAGCCCAAGAAGCGGCAACAGCGGCACGTCGACCACACAATGACGACGCGTGCACGCGACAGGGCGCGCCAACGCGCTCTGTTCCGCTTGGCAGACATCCATCGCCCACTGTTCGAGATGCTGTTCATCGAGGAACAGTTCCGTGAGGGCATCGACCCTGCCCCGCCGCGGTCCTACAAGCACAGCTACACGGCTCAGATGGTCGAAGCGGTGTTGGCCGACATCGAGGACTTCCGGCACCGCGTGGAGTCTGAGGTGCTCGGTGCGACTTCCCCTGGCGACGAACCGTACGCTGACCCCAGCGCCTAGCGTGTCCCGCCTAGCGGAGTTCTGATGCCTGCTCTCTTTGACCGCAAACCGAAGAACGGCGCGGCCACCATCACTGCCGCGGCCAGGGCCGTCAACATCCGCGACGCCGCCACAGCCACGATGCTCAAGGGCGTCACGTCCACAGCGCAGCAACACGAGGCGTGGAGGCTCTACCGGATCGCGTCCGAGCTCCACTACCCGGCCTCCTACATCGGTCGCAATGTCGGCCGGTTCAAGTTCCCGGTCGGCTGGGTGCCACCGGACAACGTGACCACTACCCCAGCTGTTCCCGAGGAAGCTGACCGAGACGACCTTTACCGCGCCGCCGAATACATCCTCATGTCGTTCGTCGGTAGGTTCGGAGACGTGTCGTCGCTGGCGGAGGCGTACGCGAAGAACATGGCCGTCGCCGGGGAAGCGTGGCTGGTGGCTGAGTACGAGTCAGGTGAAGCCTGGTGGCATGTGTTCTCCGTGCGAGAGTTCGGTCCCGCCGACTCTGCGACGGAGGGTCAGATCGCCTATCGCCGCTACCCGACGGGACGCAACGACACGGGGATGCGCGGGGTGCCCGATGAGTCCTTCACCCCGTCGGTGGTTCGTCGCCTCTGGCAGCCTTCCCCCGAGTTGACCGAGTATGCAGACACCTCCACCTTCTCGGTCATCGAGGACCTGAAGGATCTCGTCACCCTCAACCGTTCGCTGCGTGCCCGGATCGTGTCCAAGTTGACGCAGGCTGGCCTACTGTTTCTGCCGTCGTCGCTATCACTGGCCGGTCCCGTCGGCGTCCCGACCGGTGACGGGTCGGCCGTTGAGGACCCGTTCGCTGCGAAGTTGCTGGACATCGTGGAGCGCCAGGTTCTCTCCGACGACGCCCCTGCTATCCCGACGGTGATACGTGGCGATGCCGACGCAGGGGAGGCCATCCGGTTCATCCTCACCGACCGCACCATCGACCGGGTGGAACTGGAACTACGCGCAGAGAAGCGGTCCGCCATTGCCCGTGGCATGTTCCTACCCCCCGAGGTCTCCGAGGGCATGGGCTCGGCCAACCACTTCGCTGCTTGGTCGGTGCAGGATTCCGGGTACGCGCACCTTCTCCCGTATGCCTGCGGGTGGGCCGAGTCGCTCACCAGCATCTACCTTCGTCCCCTCCTACGCGACTGGAACAACCAGAACGGCAACCGTTACACCGAGCAGGACATTCGCCGTCTCTCGGTGATCGCGGATGGTTCCGATGTCGTCACTCGCCCCAACGAGGCAGAGGATGGTCGACAACTCCACGACCGCACCGTCATCTCCGATAGCTCCCTGCGTGCGCGTTCCGGCGCATCCGACGCAGAAGCCCCCTCAGACGAGGAAGCACTACGCCAGCTCGGACGCAAGATGAACAACCCGTACCTCGCCACCTACGGACTGCCGATCAACGATGCCGTCGACTGGGAGACGGTCGCTGCTGTCGGTGCGTCTCCTGGACGTCCAGGAGTGGGGTCCATCGACCAGGCACATCGTCCGTCCGACTCGTCTGACCCTCACGGCGCACCAGGTGAGGGTGAGACCCAGGCCGAAGACGACATGACCGCTCGGGTGCTTGCTGCCGCTACGCCTGGGTTCTTGCTCGCCGCCCGCAAGAAGATCGGGGCCAAACTGCGGGCACGGTGCGAACCGAACAAGGAACTCCATGCATCCATCAAGGGCATCGCGAACGAATCAGTCCTGTCCGAACTCGATCTCGATGACATCGACGTGACCGTGGCAGACGTGAAGGCATGGTTCGTGACGGAGCTGGCTGCCATCGCGGACGTAGCCCCCGACGTGGACCCGTCGGTGCTGGATGCCTTCATCGACCACGTAGCAGAGAGGGAGGCCGACGGCGGGTACCCGCTGGCAGACCTCCACCCGTTGGCTTCCCGCGTGACTTTGGCTTCACGCCCCTGAGAGGATCACACAATGCAGACCTTTGGCGCGTTCACCGAAACCGAGCCGAACAAGCCGCCGTCCGGCTTCTACGTCCCGGTCATCTTCGACCAACTGCTGCTGCTCGATGAGCGCACGCGTGATGGTCGACTGGTCAAGTCAGAGGGGTTCGCGCCCTTCGACCTGCCCCGGTCCCTCAAAGCGCAGTTCCGCGTCACCGACGGCCACGACAACGCCGAGATCGCCGGGCGACTCGATGAGGTCACCGTCAACGACGACGGCACCGTGTCCGCCCGCGGCTGGTTCCTGAACGACCCGAACGGCAAGCGTGCGGCATTCCTAGTCAAGACACAGGCATTCCGCGGCAACTCCGTCGACATGTCCGTCCAGGACAAGGACATATCCGTCAACATCGAAGAGAACGAGGACGGCTTCTTGTCGTTCGAGGTCGACTTCACCAACGCAAGGATCGCGGCCACGACGCTCGTCGCTGAGCCCGCCTTCGAGAACGCCGGTGCGCGCATCCCCGACGGATGGGACGTCGAAGGCGTCCCGGCGCTCGAGGACGAGGGTGCGCTGGTCGCGTCGGCCGGACCCAAGCCTGAGCACGCCTTCTCGTTCAGCGTCATCTCGGAACGACCGAAGATGCCGTCGGAGCGATTCACCGACCCGAAGCTCACCGAGATCACGCCGATGTTCGTGGACTCCGATGAGCACGTCTTCGGCCACCTTGCGGCGTGGAAAGAGGACCACCTCAATGCCCTGATCCCGGCTCCCCATTCGCGGACGAACTACGCCTACTTCGCGAACCGTACGGTCGAGACCGTGGATGGGTTCGTAGCCACCGGCCCCCTGGTGATCGACGGCAACCACGCGCCCATTGACCTCGGTTGGCGCGAGGCCGTGGATCACTACGCCAACACCTGCGCCGCGTGGGCTGACGGCTGCGTCGGTGAAGACGAGTTCGGCATCTGGTTCTCCGGGTCCGTCCGTCCGGGCACGAAGGCTGAGACCGTGTATGCAGGGCGAGCCTCGGGCGTGTCTGGCGACTGGCGGTGGGTCGGTGCAGGTCATGAACTGATCTCGGTGCTCTCCGTCAACACTCCGGCGTACCCGACGCCACGCGCCTTCGGTCACTCCAAGGACCGTCACCTCACGATCCTGTCGGCTGGTTTCGTCCGCCCGAAGGCAGCCACATTGGCGTCGGACCCGAACCTTGCGTTCGTAGCGAAGTCGCTGGCACGTCAACGCATCCAGGAACTCGCCGCCAAGCATGGGTCGGCTTGACTTCCCACCTTTCCTACCGTTTCAGTAGGGATTCAGACGGCGTCCCTCGCCATCCGAAGCGCCCAGCGCATCCTCCACTCCAACGAACCGCAGGAAAGACACCATGAAGGTTCTGCTCGGAATCTCGATCCCTGAGGATCTCTCGGCGCTCTCCCCCGAAGAGCTCGCGTCCCTCACCGCCGACCTGAAGGCTGCCATCGTCGCCGCCCTCTCCGCCGAAACCACGCCCGCCATCGCGGACGAGGCTGAGGCTGCCGACGCTCTCATCACCGAGGCCGAGGCGCTCGCCACCGAGCGCACCGAGGCCGAGGCCGCTTTGTCCGCCCGTCGCACCGCGCTGCTCGACAAGTTCAGTGAGTCCGACGCCGACGAGGTCGAGGCTCCCGAAGCTGATGCCTCCGACGAGTCCGACGACGCCGACGAGACCGACGAGGCCGACGACGACGTCGAGGCTGCCACCGACGAAGCTGCCGTCACCGCCTCCACCTGGAAGCCGACCCTCTCGGCCGTGGAAGCCGGTGCTCCCAAGTCCAAGGCACCCAAGGTCGCCCCGCAGCGTCGGACCCTCACCTTCGCGGATGCCAACTGGAAGGCCACTTCGTCCATCGACGGCGTCAACGCCGGTGCCACCTTCGAGAGCCCCCGCCAACTGGCCGAGGCGCTCTCGTCCCGCTGGGACACCATCAAGGGTGGAGGCAGCGAGAAGATCGCCGTCGCTCGCACGATGGCGAACTTCCGCCCCGAGCAGGTCCTCAGCGACGACACCGCCGACAACATCGCCAAGTTCGGTGGGCTCGACCCGTTCTCCGGGACCTTCACCGAGGCTCTCACCGCCGCCTTCTGCGCCCCCAGCGAGCCGCTGTACGACATCCCCACCTCGTCCAGCACCGCCCGTCCGGTCAAGGCGGCTCTCGCCACCTACCAGCCCAAGCGTGGCTCGGTCAGCGTCTTCCCCAGCCCCAAGCTGAGCGACGTCGAGGACCAGGACGCCGGCTACGGGATCTGGCGCTCGGCTGACGACAGCGACCAGAACGCCGTCAAGACCTGCGCCACCATCCCCTGTTCGAGCCCGGTCGTCTACGAGCTCTACGGCGTGTGGCGCTGCCTGACCATCAAGAACTTGATGGCCCTCACCTTCCCTGAGTTGGTGGATGCCATCCTGAACCGTCTCGGGTCGCTCCATGCCCGACTCGGTGAGGTCACGCTTCTCGACGCGATGCTCGCCTCGGTCAACGTCAAGGCGATGACCGTCGATGCCAACCTGTACGGCTCGTCCATCAATCTCCTCGGCACCATCCTCAACGCCGTCGAGGTCTACCGCTCCGAGGAGCGGTACGACGACCAGACGTTCGATGCCTTCATCCCCCGCCACGTCATGACGTCGCTGCGGATGGACCTCGCGAACCAGAACCGTGAGGGTGGCTCGCTGCGTGCCCGTCTCGCACCGGCGTCCGACGTGAATGCGGCTCTGCGAGATGCCGGGCTGGACGTCACCTGGACGATGGACACCGCCACCACCTGGGCCTCCGTGCCTGCAGCGGTGGACGGTCAGGCGCTCCCCGCGCTGCCCACCGACTACGACATCATCATGACCCCACGCGGCAACTTCCGTGCCCTGGACCGTGGTGACCTCACCGTCGGCGTGCAGAACGGCGGCATCTACCGAGACAACGCCTCGAACTCCAAGAACCAGGCCACGCTCTTCCAGGAGAACTTCGAGGGTCTCATCGACTTCGGTGCCACCACCTACGCTCTGACCATCCAGGGGGCCTGCCCCTCCGGTGCTCAGGTCGCAGACGTCACCGCCATCACCTGCCCCGAGTCGTCCGGCTCCTGAGTCAACAACCCAGCACGCCCGAGAGGGGGTTTCGGAGGCCGTCCCGTAGCCCCCGAAGCCCCCTCTCGTCGTGTCCAAGAGAGGTAACTCATGTCGACCGGTATGGAAGCCATCATCGAGATCCCGCTTCGGAAGCGGACCTACGGACTCCTGCTCGACGCCGCCAACGAGATCAGCGGCGAGCGCTGGCGCGCTGGCGTCACGTTCCAGCCGTGGGGTTGCAACGGGTTCTCGTCCGCTGACGCCGACTACTGCGATTTCGACGCGGACGATCTCGATGATGCGTTCTCGTTCACCTCTGCGCCGAAGTTCAACGCGTTCGAGGTGTACGGCACCGAGTCCTGCACGTCGCTGGATTCTGACATCGAAGTCATCAACGGTCGGCTCATGGCGCGGTGGGGCGTCATGGTGTCTGAGCAGTTCGCCTCGAGGTTGCAAGACGAACTGGTCGTTCGCTCCGCGGTCGGCTCCACCGGCCCCCTGAACTCATCGGAGTTGGTCAGCAACGCCGAGGAGTCTCTCGCCTTGTCGCTTCATGGGGGCTTGGGCCTCCTGCACGTCTCGCCTGCCGTCCTGGTGGTGTTGGCTGCGAACGAGTCCATCAGGTGGGATGGGTCCGGTTGGGTGACCCCGACTGGTCACGGCGTGGTCTCTGATCCGGGTCACACCGGTCTGGCCCCGACGGCGCACTCGTCTCCGACCGGCACCGAGTGGACGTATGTCACCGGCCCCGTGGTCTACGGAATCGGGGAGCCTCGTCTCCCGGTGCAGGCGAACGAGTACCTGGACCGCGGCCACAACGATGTGACGGGTAGGATCATCGGTGCGGGGGTCGTGGCGTTCGATCCGTGCGCTGCGACCGCTTTCCAGTTCGGCTATCCGAGTTACGTGGAAGGTTCCTGATGGGCACGCCTACCGAGTCCGAGTGCTTCGATGAAGAAGGCTGCGGAGACGGAGGCAGTGACCACGCCTACGTGGACGCGAAGATCGCCGCCTACGAGCCGAACATCCCGCACATCGAGATGACGGTGTCGCAGCCGGGCGGAACCGGGACGCCGTGGCGTTTCGTCGTGCCGACGCCTTTGCGCTCGGCGGTGTTCGTGCCGCCGTTCACCGTTGGGGTAGATGACCCGACCGGCACCTTCGACGGCGTCGAGGTCCCGGCCCCGTCGGGCACGGACGACCCCCGGTGGTGGCTGGTGGCTCCTGTGTCGGGTGCTGGTCCTGGCGGGGTCTACATGTATGACCCGACGGACCACGCCACGGTGACCGGCATCTACACCGACGATGGCGCCGAGTACGCGTCGGCCACCGGTGTGGTCGCAGGGCTGGCCGTGATGGCGTTCGTCCCCGCCGACACCGGGGGTGGTCCTAGTTGGTTAGGTGGCGCACAGGCTGACTCGGTGTTGCTTGCAGCGTTCCCCGATCTGGTCCCCGGTGACGGCATCGACTTGTCCCCGGTGGGCGACACGCTGGTCGTGTCGACGCAGGGTCCGGTCATCACCGACTTCACGTCGTCGGGGTCGCTCTCGGCTGTGACGGGGGCGACCATGTACGAGGTGATCGCGTGGGGTGGTGGCGGTGGCGGTGGTAGTGGCCGCAAGGGCGCCGAAGGGTCGGCCCGGTTCGGTGGCTGCGGCGGCAACGGCGGGTCCTGGCTGCGGGTCATGCTCCCGGCATCGGCTCTGACGTTCCCGGTGACGGTCACGATCGGTGCGGGCGGCGCGGGCGGCGCCTCGGTGACCACCGACTCAACCAACGGCAACAACGGGACCACCGGTGGATCCACGTCGTTCGGCTCGTACGCGACGGTGATGGGCGGTTACGGCGGCATCGGCGGCAAGGCGACAGCGGAGACATACTACGGCGCCCAGCCATCGGGTGCCCCCGTCGGCAAGGGCGGCACCAATGGGGTCGGTACCATCGAGGTGCTGGCGACCCCCGGCGGGATGAGCGGCGCTGCCGGTGGCGGCGGTGGCGGCGGCTGGCGCAACGCGGCGAACTCGTCCGCCATCATCATCGGCATCGGTGGCCTCGGCACCGGGGCGTTGACCGCGCCGTCCGGTAGCGGTGCGGCAGGCATCGCCGCCACGGCCCCACTCGGGGGCACCGGCGGCAACGGTGGCACCACAGGCACCACGGGCGGCGCTGGCGGGTTCATCGCCGGTGGCGGCGGGGGTGGAGGCGCCGGGATCAACGGGTCGCCCGGCACTGCGTCAGGTGCCGGGGGCGCCGGGGCCAAGGGGTGGCTGCGAGTGATCGCATACCGATGACACGTTGCGCCCTCGCCCGGCCCGCCCGTCGCCACGTCTCCCGGCCGCTCCCGGACGGGCCGCTCGCTGCCCCGTGGGTTGACGCCTCATCGGTCTACCCGACCCGATTCGAGCCGCTGACCGTCGTGGACGGGTGGGCACGGATCGGCCCCGATGAGCAGCGTGGCGGCACCTACCAGGCCGACCAGTGGGTCCACCCACCGTCGCCTCCTGGCAGCCTCTACCGCTCCATCGGCTGCGCCTACATCGACGCCGAGTCCACGATGGTCGACGTGTCGTGGCGTTGGCACGGCCACGCCCAGATCCCCACCACCCACGGCACCACGAACGCGCACGTCGAGGCGACCGCCCTGCTTCACGTCGACCTGGCCAACCCGCTCGGCGGGTTCGGGTGCTGGCCGTCGTGGCTGGCAGGTCAGCCCGTATGGCTCGTCGCCTACATGGGGTCACCGCCCGAGCTGTTCGGCCAGCCGACCCAACCACTCATCGGGATCGGGGCCATCACCGACCACATCGAGGGCGAGGAGTGCGTGTTCCGGCTCGTCTCCGTCACCCCCGGCCGGGTGCTCCTCTACCGCAACGGCGTCCAACAGCCGATCATGCGCACCGCAGGTCCCCTATTCGGTCCGTACGACCCGATCCCCGTCGACCCGTCGCTGGTGGCGTCGACGCTCCACGGCTTCGAGTTGGACGCCCACATCGCCTACCCGGACGCCACCGCCTGTGACGGGCTCACCGACCTGACCATCACCAGCTACCCCACCTGAGGAGAACTACCCATGTCCACCCGTGACCTCGCCCTCGCCATCGTCGCCGTCGTAGCGATCATCGCAACGTCGTGGCTGCTCCACGACGGCACCGGCGCCGACGCCATCGCCCCCATCATCGCCCTCGGCGGTGTCGCCATCGGCCGCATCTCCGGGGCCAACTCTCCCACCCCCGACCCCGCCGTCCCCGCAGCGATCGACGTGGACGCCTACGAGGCGCACTAATGGACTACATCGCGGCCAGGCTCATCGGGGGCCGACAGACCACGATCAACCGCATCGTGATCCACGGCACCTCGTCCGCGTGCAAGCGCGGCGGGGCCAGAG